TAGGATCAATTCTACGATCAACATTGGCGTTGTGTGTGTACTGGAATTTTAATCCAGAACGTCCAATATTTGCTCTATATCCTGATTCTAGAATTAAACTGTTTGATGCTAAATCTACACGCTTAACACGATCTTCTTCGCTGTCATAAAAATATATCAATTGACCGTCATTGTATTCGTTAACATTGATTTGATCTTCACTTGATTCTACGAGTATTAAATCTGTGCTATTATCAAAGTATGTGTAAATTATATTTCCAAAGACATCCACAGTTTCTGTAAAGAATAAAAAGTTTAAACGATTTTGATCAAGGCCAACTATTTGTTCAAATGCATCGGCATTATCTATAACGCCATCATCGTCGCTGTCGCTAAATGCCACTTGAATTTCTTCCGAGCTTTGATAGCCGTCTTCAAACTTGATGGAGTCATCAACTTCAAATACAAAGTCTTGTTTTAATGGTAAGGGGACTGACGGTTCTGGAAAAGTATTAATGCCTAGTACTCTTACTTGATCTTTAATTGTTTTACCGGTTCTTCCGTCGTAGATTTTTTGATTGACATCGAAATAAAATCTGTTTTGTTCAAGACTACCAAATATGTAATTTAAGGTTCTAACACGAATCTGATACTCGTCTGCTTCTTTAATAAAAGCAATAATCCAACTGGTGTCAAGATTGTTGTTTGTGATGTCTCCTGCCTTGCCTAGTGCAAAGGCATTGATTAAATCAATGTTAGGAGCTGTGATAATCTTCCACGAAGATGTAGCAACATCAAATCTAAGACCAAAGTTTTTATTTTCTGCACACAAGTTTACAATTTGTGTTTCTAGGGCGTCGGGCAAATTGTTTACAAATTTTGGAATAATTTGACGGGCAATTGCTCCTGTAGGAACAGTATCATTAAATATCACCGGACCTTTACCTGTGCTTAGTGTGCCGCGGCCTGCGTTGGTTCCGTCGCCTACCACTCGAATAACTTTGGTCCATAGTCTATCTGTTTGGTCTAAATCGTTGGCGTCAGTAACTACTAATTCACCTCTTTTAAAGCTCTTTCCAGAAGGGGGAACAAATTTGATCATGGCTCCTGCGGTAACATACTTCAAAGTATTAGTTGTGTAGGAACTTACTTTTTGTAATGTGAGGTCAACGGAATTAATAAAATATCCTGTGCTTTCATTAACATCTGAAGTAATTTGAGTCCATTGTGTATTTGTATCAGTAAACAAAATTTTATCATATTTTGTAAAATAAAAATTGTAAACTCCTGTATTTGTAAACAAAGGCTCAATGCTCTGTCTTACAAAATTAATTGTGTCAATTCTGCTAACAGTTTTAAATGCTAGACTTTTTTCGCTTTCTTGTTTGTAAATTAATCCGTCATCAGCAAACACATTGACGCTGGAATATTTTCCGCTGGCATCAATAATATCAAAATTACGGCTGACACCGCTGGATGTTCTGTTGATAGCTTTGACTTTTAAAATATCTTGACTGCTGGCTAGCGGTGCAAGATTATAGTCTTCTGCGGTGATCATTCTATTTTGAGTGTAATATTGTGCCGGTGCCTTTGTTCTAATACTTTCTACAGATTCCGCAGGAACACTGTTGCTTACTGTGTATTTTAAGCTCATGCTGATTTTAAGAACATGGCCTTGGCCGGCCTTGTTTACATAAGGTACTTCAATGTTAATGCCTCGCATTTCATTAGGAAGTACACTGTATGATAATCCATTGCTTACACGATAGTAAACTCTAAAAGGACCTTGCGGTAGATTTCCATAGACGCCGTCGGCAAATATTAGATCAATTCTATCTGAATTCTTTGTAGACACGGAATAGATATTTCTAATATCTTTTTCAATGCTGTTATAGGCAATATTGTTGCCTACAAGATTGGATACCTGTGTCCACGAATCTAGCTGGGCGCCATTTGCTGCTAATTGAAATAGCCATACATCACTGTTATTAATGTTGTCGGCATCTACTGCTACTTTTTCGTTTGTGGTTGGAACTGCAATTGAAAAATCAGCAAGCTCTAGACTTCCTTGTTTAAACATCAAGAAAAATCCAGTATTAGTACTTGCAGCACCTTTGCCGTCTGACTTATAAATAAAACCTATTTGATTGCCGGGTACGGGTGGTTCCTCGTAGATTTCTTCACTACCTTTAAATGCGGTGCTCACCATTTCAAAGGGCATGGCACGGCCTGCAACATTCTTGTTAAAACTAAAAATAGGAACATCTCTACTGGCCGTTCTAAATCTGTACTGCTCTGTAGGAATACCTTGAATTGTAGCAGTTCCCTGACTGCGGCCAATTTCAGTGTTGTCAGCCATAGCCGCATTTAATACAGTATTAAATTGTTCTTTCCAGTTGGGATTGGTTGAGTCGTTCCATTGAATAATTTGGCGGGCAAGATTTTTTCCGTTGGCATCAAGGATGTTTTCAGTGGTGCTAACGGTGTCAAACTTCAAGAGACCTTTGCTGGCAATATTCCTCTTCGCATTATAACTCAACATACGAGCTATACGAAGGACGCTTTCTCTACGAGACGCTAATTCAATAAAGTTTTCTCTGCTGGCAAGGTCGATACGAAATGCTAGGCTTTGTCCAAGAAAAGCTACAGCATCAATTAGTGCTAGATATTCTGAACTTTCGATGTAGTCGTTGAAATCTTCCGGGTAGTTTTCACGCAAATATGTGATAATAACGCGGCGTAGATTTTCAAAGTCGTAGCTTTTGAAATCAGCATTTTTAAAGGTCTGGTAGATCCTTGTCCAATCCTGATTTAATATTAAATTCGTTTGTCTTGTAGTCGTAGTCATTGTTTTTCTTGCCCTATCACATATTTACCCTAAAAAATAAACTGGTCAGTTTACTATATTGTTTGTCTTGTCAAAGTCAAAAGTCATGCGCTCGTTGACATTAAACGGCAGGTAAACAACATCTGCTTGTATTCTAATACCTTGGTCTGTACTGTCAATTGTCAATGCATTTACCTTAACTCTTGGATCGTAGTTGATAATTTGTTCAACATCTTCTGTGATTAATCTACGAACTTCTGAGGTAAAATTTTCAAACAACATGTCCCAGATAATTGTACCAAAGTTGGGATTTTCTAATTTCTCACCTTTACGAATGTAGAAGTGATTCATTAGATCTCGCTTGACTAATTCAATATCGTAGAGCTTGAAGTTGTTTTTGGTTTCGTTAGAACTAAAACCTTTGTATCTAAAACTAGAACTAGTCTGTGCTGTAGTGGCTTTGTTAGTTGCTACTGATTGTTGATTGTATAGTTTTGCCATATTTTATAACTCCTCTGGCGGAGCGTCTTCTCCGCCGCCTTCGTCGCCGCCAGCTGCCAATCCGTCTTCTCCGCCGCCTGCTTGTTCTCTATCAGTTAAATCAGGTTTGACTAATAGAGGATCTAGATTTTCGTGACTAGGCCAAGGCTCATGCATGGGTATTCTAAACATAATACTTTCTAACGGAGTTTCTGTGTTATATCTTGCACCCACCCATTCAGCTGCTGCTGGATTAATTACAATATTCCCATTAACGCCAAGTGCTAAGGTAGGAGTAGCTGCTGTTGATTTAGTAGCATCTGCTGCGTCAGGCGCTGCAGGGCCATTAAGATTAATTGCTCCGCCAGACATTGTGATATTTGCTCCACCTAAACTAGCGTCACCAGCAGATGTCATTTTCATATCACCGCCAACTTTGATGTCCATACCTGTACCAGATTGAATATTAATGCTAGTTCCAGCTTTCATGTGAGTGTCTAAGCTAGACTGAATATAGGTACTTAAAATACTTTTAAAGTTATTATTCATTACAGAAGTTATATGATTATCTTTTAATGTAGCAATGTGTACTTCACCTTCTGTGGTAATTTTTGTATCACCTTTGACAAAAAATCTAGTGTTGGCTTCTGTATCTACACGAAAATTTCCGCCGCCTGTTTCGTGTACAGCAGAAGCTTTCATATTGATATTTCGTCCTGCTTCAAAGTTAAAATCTCTATCAGCATAAAAATTAAAATCTTGCTTGGTATGAATACTGATGCTGTCTTCTGCAAAAATATCAATTTTACCATCGCTGGTCATTTCAATCCAGCTGGTTCCTCTGCTATTGCCAATATAGATTAAATCTTCGCTGGTGTGCAATAACAGCTGATGTCCTGTTCTGGTACGCAGTCTAATATATTCATCCGATGGTATTGTTGGTTCGCCGGCGTCATCGTCGAGTGTGTCGGCATAATCGTATCCACCTTCACTAGCATTAGTCCTACGCTGATAACGGTCGTCTCCGTCATCCATGACAAATTGACTGCCACCTAGTCTACTCACAGGTACAGGAGTCGGGCTTTGACTGTCTGACTTACCGATAAATGATTTTTTTGCACCGTCTCTACGATCTAATGGCCCTGGTGTTGAAATTCCAAAAACACTACTAGGTACATTTCTGCGACTAGTAGATCGTGTTATGCCTCTAACATCATCTTCTAATAACCCTTCTTCTAAAAAATGATCTGCAATAGGATGTACAGCCCGTTTAACTTTATCAACTTCGGTACCTTCTTCTAAAGTGCTTGCACGACGATTTACTTCAGCAACTGGTACTAATCCAGTATCATATTTTTCTGATTCGCCTTCGGCGAATTCCACAGCTCTACTGGCTGCAATTCCCGGGACCATGTGATTTGAAAATTTATCAGGAACACAGCCCATCCAATATCCTTGACTAGGATCTCCCTCAATAAAAAATACCACTACTGTATTTCCTACATCAGGTGGCACAAACCAAAAACCGTAACTTTTTTGTGTGTCGTTAAAATCGTCTACATTGGCTCCTTGGAACTCAAATGCTGTTTGACCGGCAAATGGGCTAGCATATCTTACTGGATATGTCTGCCCGCCTTCGCCAATACTATTACCGTCTGGTCTTAACAGCGTAACTTCTAAGCCTCCCATAAAGGTAGGATCTAGATGGCTAATAATTTTCGCAAGATAAGGACCTCCTGAAATATTACTTGGTTTATCTGCTGATTCTCGTTTTACTTGTGCCATTTATATTCCTGGGTCATATAGTTCGCCCGTTTCGGGATTGCGTTTTAAACCGCTTACTGCGCCTGTTTCGTCTAGTACATCGATGCCAATTGAATATCCGTCTTCGTTTACACTGACAATCTCAGGAGCATCGTCATTAACGCCAATAGACGGCCTGTCTTGTTTGCTGATATCAGCCGCAAATGGATTTTTACTTGGTCCTTTGTAAGGATCGTAGTCCTGTGGCTGATTAGGCATGCGAGTAGCTTCTATTGATTGCGTAAATTT